ACCTTGTATTTAATGAAGACTATGCACGAAAAGTTATTCCATTCATCCAACCCACATACTTTGAGCAACGTACTGAAAAAATAATATTCCAAGAGATTGTTCACTTCATTGTCAAGTATGGTTCTTCCATTACGATTGAAGCACTAAATATTGAGGTTGAGAACAGAACTGATCTGAACGAGAGTGAGATTAAAGAAACCAGAGATATTTGCAATTCTTTTAATGACTCTCCAGTAGATCAACAATGGTTAATAGACACTACTGAAAAGTGGTGTCGTGACCGTGCGATTTATCTTGCTCTGATGGAATCAATCAGCATTGCTGATGGGCAAGATGAGAAAAAGAATCGGGATGCGATTCCAAGTATTCTTTCTGATGCACTGGCAGTTTCTTTTGACAATAATATTGGACACGACTACTTACAAAACTACGAAGAAAGATATGAGTTCTATCACAAGAAAGAAGACAAAATCCCATTTGATCTCGAATACTTTAACAAAGTCACGAAAGGTGGTTTACCTAACAAGACTCTTAACATCGCGCTTGCTGGTTGCGTTCATCCAGAAACTAAAGTTAAGATTAGATTTAGGAAGATTTCTTGATTTTGGAATTTGGTGCTGGTTCTCCTGTTCCAAATTTCCAACCTTCGTTTAATTTAGTATCAACATCTTCTGGAAGTATTCTTTTCCATCCTTTTGTTCCTGGTAAGTGCATTACCTTCTTACCTTTGTGTGCTTTTCCTCCAAGAGATGCTCTTTCTTGTCTTCCTTGATTGGATGCCCAGTAATTAAATTCTTTGGATGCTCTCTTTTTGCCTCCAAGAGATGCTCTTTCTTTTCTGCCTTCTTCTGTGCTCCAATAATAAAAATTTTTAACTTTATCATTTAAATATTCTTGTTTTTGAGTTTCTATTCCTCTAATCATCCATTCTTTTCTTTCTTCTACTGGTGTTGAAAAGAAACCAAGTTGATTATCTCTACAAAACTCTCCAATTATTTTTCTATGTTGTGGTGATAAATTTGCACCTAACATTTTCATAGATCTTAAATCATTTGGATTTTTATAAATTTTCCAAAGTAAATAATGTGCTATGATGTGTTCTCTAACATTTAAGTATGTAAGGTTGCAATCATCATCTGTTCCTCCCATATGTTTAGGAACAATATGATGTTCGTGTAGTCCTGAATATTTTTTATAGTTTTCTCTTCTTGACTTATTGCCTTCGCATAAGTTAGAATAGATACGATCAAACATTCCCTGTCCCTGCTACTGCTATTATTTATATAAAATGTGGATTGAAAAAGAAACATCAATTGCTGAAATCAAAACATTACTTGATAATGGATATGAGGTAGAAGTTGATTCACCTGATGGATATGTTCCAGTCAATTTTTTTATTAACAAAGGAATGTATGATGAATATGTTTTAAAGGTTGATGGTGGAGAACCTATTAGATGTAATGCTGACCATTTATTTCAAACATCTTTTGGGTGGATGAAAGCATCGCATCTTTATGAAAAATATAAGACAAATCATTTTATAACCAAAACTGGTTATAAACTTGGTAGTGTCTTTAAAACAGGAAATCAAATACCTATTGTTGATATTAATGTAAATCATTCAAATCATAGATATTATACTAATGGTGTTTCCTCTCATAATACTGGTGTCGGCAAATCTCTATTCATGTGCCATGTTGCTAGCTCCGTGCTGCTCCAAGGACGGAACGTTCTCTATATTACAATGGAGATGGCAGAAGAAAAAATTGCTGAACGAATTGATGCCAACCTCCTCAATGTTCCAATCCAAGATTTAAGTGAACTTCCAAAGTCAACGTTTGAAAACAAAGTGACTAAGTTAGCAGCAAAAACTCAGGGGTCTCTTATAATTAAAGAATATCCAACTGCGAGTGCTCATAGTGGACACTTTAAAGCACTTCTTAATGAACTTGCACTTAAAAAGTCATTTAGACCTGATATTATTTTCATTGATTACCTTAATATATGTGCTTCCTCCCGATATAAGTCAGGTATGTCTGTCAATTCATATAGCTATATTAAGGCTATTGCAGAGGAGCTTAGAGGGTTGGCTGTCGAAACCGAGGTCCCTATCGTATCTGCCACCCAGACCACTCGTTCTGGTTATGGTAGCTCTGACGTTGACCTTACTGACACTTCTGAGTCCTTTGGTCTCCCTGCTACTGCTGATCTTATGTTTGCCCTTATTAGCACAGAGGAACTTGAGCAGGTTGGACAGATTATGGTGAAGCAGTTAAAGAATCGATACAATGATCCGACAGTAAACAAGAGATTTATTGTTGGAATCGATCGTGCTAAGATGCGTCTTTATGATTGTGAACAGTCAGCACAAGATAATATACTTGACTCTGGACAGGAAGAAGAGTATAATAACGAAGATAGACCGAAGAAATCATTTGAGGGATTTAAATTTTCATGAGTAAATTCGATTTGTTTAAATTTGGTAATTATAAAGAAACCCCAATTAGTTTTGAAGTTGACGTATTAGACAAAATTACAGGTGGTGGTTTGCGTGATAGATCCTTAAACTATCTTTTTTCAAATACTGGTTCTGGAAAGACTTTGTTCCTGTGTCATGTTGCAGCTTCTGCTATGAGACAGAATAAAAATGTTCTTTTTATTACTAGTGAATTACCTCAAGAGAGAATTTATGAAAGGATTCAAGCAAATCTCTTAAATGATACTATTTTAAATTTATATGATAAAGAAAAATCTTTTTATGATAGTTTAAATCTACAAACTCTAAAAACTCTTGGTAATCTTACAGTTATTGACGACTATGATAATTACTCATCTTTTGCAGAATTTATGAGTAATTATGAAGATGATATAGAACATAATATTTGTGTTGAACCTGATATTATCCTTATTGATAGTACTAGTAATAGGGATAATGATAATGTGGCACTTCAGTATCATAAAACTTGTGTGGATCATAAAATACCTATTTTAGTTTCTGCAAACTCTAATCGTGTGACACCGATCATAGGTGGAGTAGCTGCGTTAATGAGCTTTGGTATTGAAATTACAGATAAAACTACATCTTCTTATACAGTGACACAAGTAAAAAATAGATATACCTACCCCGATAAAAATCGAAGATTTACAATTGGTGTTGACTGTGATAAAATGAAACTATACAATGTAGAGCAATCTAAATTAGAATTATGAGTAAAGTAAACACTGATGCCTATCTTGAGTTTGTGAATGCCGTCACATCTCAACCCAGTCAAGATGCCGATGCCTTTGAGTATCGTATTCAGGAACTTCGTGGAGAAGGATTTGAAACCCATCGACTTCTCACTGCCTCTGTTGGTATGTGTGCCGAAGCAGGTGAGTTTACCGAGATTGTAAAGAAGATTATTTTTCAGGGTAAACCAGTCACCGAAGAAAATATGTTTCATATGAAACGTGAACTTGGTGATATTATGTGGTATGTCGCACAAGCATGTATGGGTCTCAATATTTCTCTTGATGATATTATTGAGATGAATGTTGATAAACTCAAGTCACGATATCCTGGTGGTGAGTTTGATGTTCATCATTCTGAAAACCGTGTTGAGGGGGATGTATAATGGATGGTGCAGTTCATGCATGGAATACTATGAGTTATGGGGAAGGACTTCTCTTTTCTCTCTGGTTATTGGGTATGTATTTTATTAAACTAAAAATGGATAAGAGGTTTGGACGATGAGTCAAGATAAAAAAGTAACATTAGAACTATCTGTCTATCAGGCAGCAGCAGTTCGTCAGTCATTATTTACTGATATAAAAGGATATACTTATGATCCTACATGTTGTCCGCAACGTGTGATTGATATTCGTCAAGCAATTGTAAGTCTTGATGAACAAATCGAAGAGGCACTTAAGGAAGAATAATGTATACAATCATTAACTACTTGACAGCATTTTGGTCAGTGGTTATAATGAATTGTATACAACCCGTTAACTGGCAGTATTGTTATCGGGTTGACCAGTGGTTAGTTCCCGAACTTCATGAAGGATGGAAAATTTACACTGGTGAGAATGTTCCTTATCAAAAAGAGAGGGACTATCTCAAGGGGTTATAGCTCAATTGGTAGAGCACCTGCTTTGCAAGCAGGGGGTTAGGGGTTCGAGTCCCCTTAACTCCATTGATAAATACTTAAAAAAGTATCTGTGCCATGTTGGCTAAAGAAAAAAAAGTATCTGGTGCTGCTCTGGGTGAAAGTTGGTTTCTTGTTTATTTTTATATTGCTAATAAATATCCCAATTTTAAAATAGGAAAGGATCAAATAAGTGCAGAATACTGGGTCGATTATTTTCAATCAGGTAATACTTTAGAATCTTTTTTAAGAAAGGCAGGACTAACAAAACTTATTGCAATTTTGGGGGAAGACCTAAAAGCTATTGATAATAGAAATAGATTTTCTGTAGCAGATGCCGAAAAATATTTCACAAAGGGAACTTCCGGTAAAAAATTTGTAAGTTCTCTTACGGGTAAAAAGGTGGATGGTGGTGGTTGGGATGGAGCTCTTAAGTATCAAGCAACAAGATTTTTAAGAAATGGTGCTGTGGCTGGAGCATCTAAAATGAAAGTTCTTAGGCAAGGAGAATTTTATAAATTAACTGGTTTGGATACGGTTTTGGGGGATCTTCTTAAGTTTTATGGTTTTGCAGGAACTCTTGATAGATGGAATCCTGCAGATGTTTGGTTTTATAAGCAAACTGCTGTTACAAAAATCAAAAAATATTTAAAAGATACTAAAGCATTTTATGATAGACCAAATAGAGGCAAAAAGGCTTTGGGTATAGAAGCAATAATGGGATTAAACCAATTAATATTAGATTTGTATGATAGTAAAGAATTATATCCAGTATCATTGAAGAAGGCTAGTTTTAATAGGTATAAGGGTAGAGATGAAAAGAATAGTAAATTTGGATCATATTCTTTTAGACTTGCTGCTATAAATGATCCAAGAAAAAATGTTAAAGGGAGACCAAATGATCCAAAATTAGATAGAAAAGAATTTCCCTTAAGGGAATATTCGCAATATTATGTTGCTGGTGGTGGAAAGGATTCATCAGGAACAAAACTGAGATATACTATGGAACTTGACACTGTAATATATAATCAAAAAGGAGAAAAAGCATATGTTAGAGAGTTTAATTATTTGACATTTGAAGATACTCCCACAGGATATAGAGCATCTGCAAAACCACAAAAACGATATAGTGAAGCTCAGAGTGGATCTTTAGGAATTGAAAATATGAACGAAATTCTTTGGACTCCGCAAATTGCTTCAAAACTTAGAGCTATTAGAAATAAAATAGATGGAATGAAGAATGGTGATATGATAGATGGTAGTGGTAGTGCTCAGGTAGGAAAAGATAAAATTGAGAGAGCAAAATCTGCTATAAGATATTTTGATCTACTTTGTAAAACGGTTTTTAGTAATCTTGGAGATAAACCTTATAAATTATCTTCGACTGAGGCAAATCAAAAAGGACTTCAAGGAAATAGTAAAAGATTGAAAGATATTCAAAATGATCTTGAGATTTTATTATCAATAGAAAAATCTAAAGATCCTGTAGAAATGGTATTTGATTTATGGAAGGCTGCAGTTGCAAAGGGGCAGACTAGCAGAAAGGCAGAATTTAATGCAATAGTAAAAAATTTACAAGACTCTAAAAAAATGAAAATGGAAGACGCTGAAGAGGAAGCTGAAAAATTATTGATGGCAAGAGTGCCAAGTGCTGTTAAAGTTCCAAGTTCATTTCATCTTAAACTTTATTAATCATGAACCCACAAATTGACGAACTATTACAATCCTTTGAGGCAAGCACAAAGAACACAAGGGGGAGGTATAATGAGTTTCTTGCACACGTTTATGTCGTTTTTGATAAGCAGATTACTCTGTGTCGCAGAGATCGTATGATGAATAAATATAAGAAAATGAGGATGGAAGTCCTCAGGTATATTGTTGCACACGAAAAA